GCTCTCCGGAGTATAGACGAGGCCTGTATAGGCTGCAAGCAGCTCGTCAAGGTTCTGCTGCACCTCGTCCTTGTTCCAGCTCATGGCCGGGACCACCGAGTTCTGCACCCGGACGGTAAGTTCATTCGTCATGGTCGTTCTCATCCTCCTGTTCTGCGTCACGCGGCAGAAAATAGTAGTCGTCCGGCGGCTCCAAGGGCGGGCCGTAGCGGTCAAAGTCCAAGCTGTACATCTCATTCATCGCCATCACCTCCGTCATAATCCGGCGGCTGGCGGCAGAGGCGGGCCGCTTCCTCCATGATGCTGTTCAGCACACCGCACAGAGACTGGAACGTCCCTTCCAGATCCTCGCCGACCAAGCGGGCGTAGCTGGCTCTGCTGGTGTCCCATGCGGCCCGGATGGAATTGACGCAGAAGTTGGCGGTCTCAAAATCGGCCTGTGCATCGTCACTGACTTTGGCCCGAAGGGCGGCAAGCTGCTTTTTCAGGCTGGCGTTGTCCTTGGCCAGTTCGGCATTCCGGGCATCTGCAAGACCCCAAGCCTTTTCTGCTGCGCGACGGTCAACTTCTTCTTCGTCGATGACGCCCACGATGGGCTGGTGCTTCAGGGCCTCTTCTGCGTCGTTTGCCCGCTGCGACATCTGAGCGTACTGCTCTTGTAACCCATCAATGTCGGCGTGGGCGGCTTCCAGCTGGCTCTCGGCGTCCTTGGCGCGGGCTTCGGCCTTGCTCTGCATCTTCCATGCTTCCTCTTCCCGGGCTTCGGCAGAGTCGGCGCGCTCTTTCAGCTGGGCGTTCTGCTCTTTCAGGCCGCTGATGTCGGCAAGAGCGGATTCATAGCGGCTTTCTGCTTCCTCCCGCTTTTCCGCGTCCTTAGAGGTCTGGGCTTCGGCGCTTTTCACCAGCTCCTTGAAATAGGCATTTTCCTTGCGGGCGTTCTGAGCGGACTTCTCGGCGGTGTCGGCACGGTCTTTCTCGGCCTTGAGCTGGGCTAAAAGCTCCTGCACCCGCTGGCTGTCTCCGGCGGCTTCGACCAGCTGCCCAGCGCAGCCGCTGCGGGCGATGAGGTTCAAATCTTTGCGGGTCAGCTCGGGCAGCTGTTTTAATTGGTCAATCGTTGAACCATTAAAAGATTCTCCGGTCTGCACCATATTCCATGCACCCGACTTGCTCATACCCTTGCTCTCATACCACTTTGTCCATGTACCGCCGCCATACCGGCCCGCCTTGGCAGTCAGAGCGTGGATGCGGGCAAGGTAGATGCAGGAGATCAGATACTCGTCCTGAGCCGCACCATAGTGCAGATCAAACTGCTGGTCGGCGTCTGCGGCCTGCTGGGATAAATCGCCCAGAGCTGAGAAGTCAAAGGTGGGGACAGCTGCGGATGCAAAAGAAGTCTCCGCAGGAACAACAGGGGCCGATGCGCTGCTCTGCGGGGACAGCGCGGGGGTCAAGCCGTTTGCAGCCGCCTCGCTCGCCGAGGTGGTCGGTATTGCCGCCGCCGAACTGCTGGCAGCAGGGCTTGTCATGGTCGCAGTAGCATCCGCAGTCGGGGCAGGTGTACATGAGAAAATCTCCTTTGCTTTTTTGATGTCAGCAAGAATCTTTTCCATTTCCTGCTGCGGTGTCATGTCCTTGCGGCTACCATTCGGAGTAAAGAACTGACCAAGCAGCTCTCTTTTTGCGGCAACGCCTTTCAGATTCTGGGTGCAGGTGATAGTCAGGCAGTAACGGCCATCAGATCCATAGTCCGATGCACGAATATCTTTGGAAAATGAGCCGAAAATCTCTCTGTCTGGATAAGTGTCTTTGATCCATGCAGAGACCTGAGACAGAAAGTCGAAGTCCAGACTATGCACTCGACAGGTGCATTTATCCTTGATAGAGCCAGCAAACTCTGACGCATAAGTGAGGGTCTTGCTCATCCGGCACTCGTAGCCCCGAGTCTCCCGGCTGACAGTTCTAGCACTTTCATCCCATTGAAAGTCTCCGTATGGCATGGCATAGGGGCATCCCCAGCACTCATGGCCGGGTGCGTAACCAGGTAGGCGGTTTCCAGTGGTACTGGCATCGGTGGATTTCTTCACTCGCCGTCCGCATTTGCAGATATAGGTGGTCACACTTTCACCTCCATGCCCTTCAGGCGGTCCAGCATCTCGGTCTGCAGGTCCTTGCTCATGAGCACAAGGTTGTTGTTCTTCCAGCCGTAGCAGAGAATGGTGCCGTAGATGCTCTGGCCGCGGTAGATGCGGTTCAGCCCTTTGCCGAGGATGCCGTACACTAGCACCGCCGGGGTGCGGGGCAGCACCGCCTGCGTGCAGTCGCAGCCCAGCATGGCTTCGATGCCCTGCAGCGTGTCCGGCAGGGCGGTGACCACCGGGGCCTTGCCCGGCTCGATCAGGATCCCTTTCATTGTAAAACCTCCGATTTTGTGATATTATCGGGGTGATGTGATTGGTGAATCCATCATCCCTTGCAGCTCGTCGGTGTTCCAGCACCGGCGGGCTTTTTGTTTTTTGTACTTGCGGCGTTGCGGTAGGCTGTCCACCTCACTGCGGGGGATGTACTCCCGCTGGATGGTGTACTTGACGTGCTGGCGGCCATCGCACAGCCAGTGGCTCACCGCGCTGGCAAAGCTGCCGGAGCTGGAATACCCCAGCCGTCGGGCGCACATTGCCGCCGTGCCGGATGCTACCAGATCTCCGGTCTTGGCATCCCAGACGGTGTACCACATGACGTTGTGGATGTAATCGCTCATGCTCCGCGCTCCTGATTCTCCGGGTACTCCGGGTTCCTGGCGTGGTTGCGCTCAATCTTGCCATAGCGGCCGCCCTTGCCCTCCCGTTCTTCACGGTCCTGTGCCAGGAAGCCCAGCTTCATGCACAGCAGCCCCAGCAGGACCAGCACCACCGCTGTGGTGAAGGTGTTGCCATCGATCGCGCCGCCCGTCTGTGCGGTGCCCTCGGCACCCATGCCCAGAACAAGCCCCACACTGCCGCAGGCGATGGCCAGCCAGTGCCATACGCGTGACTTAATCTTCATCGTCATCCTCCTCTTTCAGCTCGCGGATCGTGTTGTAGAGCAGTCCAGACACCCAGCCCAGCTGCCGCTCAAAATCGTCCGGGAAATAGCTCTTCAGAATCTGGGCGATTGCGCACACCAGAAGATGCAGCACGTCGCTGGGACCACCTTCGATCTTGATGGTCGAGTCCTCACTGTCGATGTAAAGTTTTGCCTTCATGTTCATGCTCCTTTCTCAACCTTCGGGAAGAAATACTCTCCGATCTGCTCCTGCGGGATGTGAAGCTCCCTGCAAATGGCGGTGATCTCTTCCCAGTTCCATGTGCCGCAGCTCTCCGGCGCGGCAAAGCGCTTGCGCAGCGTGCGGGGCACGATGCCCGCCTTTGCGGCCAGCTCATCCGTGGTGATGTCCTGATCCTCGGCCAGCCGCCGGAGCTTCAGAAACTGTTTCTTTGCCATGGGTCAGTCCTCCTTTTCCTGACGGCCTTCAATGATGGCGGAAAGTGCAGCGTTGAATTCGCGCTCTGCCTTCTTGGGCTCGTAGTGACCGTTCAGCACTTGGGAAATGTATTTCGGATTCTTTCCCAGCTGTGCGGCCAGCTCTTTGCCGGTGACACCGGCGTTGTGCATTTTTCCAACAAGCTCACCTGTCCATTGTGCAGGCATACAATTCTAACCTCCTTCAGCTTAAAAACTTGACTTTGGTTAGAATTTGCGGTAAGATGATGGTGCTAACAATTATCCAGCGCAAATTCTAGCCTGAGCCATTCAGTTGATTCCGGGCTTGTTTGCTAACCGGATTCAACTGTGACACTATGATATCTGAATTTGGTTAGAAAGTCAATGGAATTTTCTGAATTTGGTTAGATTTGGCGCTCTGCACAAAAAGGGGCGTTGAAAATTGTGTTTTATGACGTATACAGTGAACTGTGCCAAGAAAAGGGCGTGAGCTGCAGCCGTGCCGCAAAAGAAATTGGTCTGAGCAACTCGACCGTCACGAAATGGAAGAATACAGGGGCTGTTCCTTCTGGCGATACTCTCGCGAAGGTTGCGGCCTACTTCGGAGTGTCGGTGAATGACCTGATCGGCGAACAAAAAAGCCCCGCCGGGCGTGCCGGTGGGGTTTCGGAGGATGATATTAAGTTTGCTCTCTTTGGCGGCGGCCCCGTGACGGATGCCCAGTATGAAGAGGTCAAGCAGTTTGTCCGGTTCATAAAGGAGCGGGATGCAAATGGGAACAAGGGCTGACTTTTATAAAGTTGCGGCCGAAAATCATGTGGAAGTCCTGCGCTACCCAATGCCGATCATTGGCAGCATGTCAACGGAAGTCAATGGGGCGTGTTATATCGGGCTGGACAATTCCAAGCCCTGTACTTATGCAGAAGAGCAGGCACGCATCGGGCATGAGCTCGGCCATTGCCTGTATGGCGGATTTTATTCTATGGCCACTCCGTTTGATATTGTGGAGCGGCATGAGGTGCGGGCAGATCACTGGTATATCCGGCACGCGATTCCAAAGCAGGTCTTGTTCGACCTGCTGAAGCAGGGCCGTGATGCCGATGAGATTGCGGAGCTCCTGGACACCACGGAGGAATATGTCCGGCGTGCTTACTACTATTACAAGGAAAACCCCAATATGGCGGATGAGGAATGCCGCAGGGAAGAGGTGGATTATGAGCCTTTTTAATTGGATGAAAAAAGCAGTTAAAGTGGTGGACAAGATGGCAACGGAAGCGGCAGAGAAGCCGGACATAGAAAAGCCTCGCAAGACGATGTCAACCGTACCAAATCCAGACAATAACTCGTACCTCGAACGGTGGAACAATCGGAAACCTCCGGAATTCATAGAGCTGGAAATGCCAGAACTTGCGTTCCAAAGCCGTTTTGATTTTTCAAAAGTTCGTGGCTTTGATTTTGGCATGGAAAACAATCAGATTTCTATCTTCATTGATGGAAAAAATCAGATGATTGCGCGAGAAGATATCTCAAGCATGAACGTTTTCCTGAATCAAGGACACATGGATGATTCAGATGTTCCGTTGTTCAAAATCCTTGAAGAAAGCATCCGGTTTGAACCTTCCTTGTCAGGGATGGATGATTACACCAGATTGATTATTTTGCCACTTACACCAACCGGAAAGAAACCGAAATATCCGTTGGAGATGAAAGTTTGTCTGCTCTCACAAGACGAGCATTGGAAGATATTGCAGAATACTGGCAAGGAAATATTTGGAGATATTTGGTATTTAAACGATGGAAAAATCGGAAAAGCAAGGATAATTTGCTGGAACTATGCCGGAAGAAATAGCCGGTGCTATATTTTTCAAATCCGCCGAGGTGAGAACGGACTTTTCCTGCAAAAGGTAGATAAGCCTGTTCAACCTCTTTAAAGCAAAAACCTCCCCCGGTGTTGGCGCACCGAAGGAGGTTTCCGAACCGCTTGCCTGAAGGTGTCACGGCTCTGTACAGTAGAATTGCCACTCTCTGCATAGACTATGATACCACCTCCGGGCAGGCTTGTCAAAGTGTACCCATGGAGGTGTATTTTTATGGGATTGCGAACCAATACGGCGGTCTGGCTGCCGAACCAGCAGCGCTGGCAGATCAAGGTGCAGAAGGACGGCGTGCGCCGGACCTTTACCAGCACAAAAGCCGGCCGCACCGGCCAGCGGGAAGCGAACCGCAAGGCGGACGCCTGGCTGGATGAGGGCATCAGCAGCACCACAAAGCGCTGCGTGGACGTGTGGGCCGAGTACATGATCTCGGTCAAAGCCACGGGCGGCACCAGCAACATTGATCAGGTGGAGAAGTTTGGGCGCAACTACATTTTGCCGGTGATCGGACAGCGCCGGATCGGAGACCTGACCACCGGCATGCTGCAGGACGTGCTGAACCGCTCCTATAAAGAGGGGTGTCTGAACCCGGACAGCAAACGCAAGAGCCGGGGCAACCTGTCCCGCAAAACGCTGCAGGGCATCCGTGGCGTGGAGGTGGCTTTTGTCAAGTGGGCACGCCAGCACAAGTACACAGCCCTGCGCCCGGAGGACGAGGACCTGACCGTGCCGAAGGGTGCCCGCCTGAAGGGCCGGAAGATCCTGCAGCCGGACAGCCTGCGGGTGCTTTTGTCCACCGACACCCGCGTTGTGCGTGGAAAAGTGGAGCAGGATGAGAATGTGCACGCCTACCGCATCGCGGTCATGACCGGCTTGCGCCCTGGTGAATTGCTGGGCCTGCGCGTGGGCGATCTGGATGGTGACCGGGTGCACATCGGCCGGGCCATCAACCGCCAGCAGGAAGTAACCAGCGGCAAGAACGAGAATGCCATCCGAACGGTGGTGCTGCACCCTCTTGCGGTGGCCGAGATCCGCGCCCAGCTGCAGCAGCGCACACAGGAAGAGGAACGCCCCTTGCGGGATGATGACCCGCTGTTTCTGCTGTCTAACCAGCAAAGCCTGTATAACTACTGGAAGTTCTACCAGCGCTGCAACGGCATCGACCCGCCGGTCAGCCTGTACGAGCTGCGGCACACCTTTGTGAGCATGATCGAGGACGCGGTGCCGCCCGCCCAGCTGCGCCGCATCGTGGGCCACAGCAAGAGCATGGACACCTACGGCTGGTACTCCCACGCCGTCACCGGCCGCGATGACGCCACCGCGCAGGCCGTCTCCGGCGTGCTGTCCGAGTACGCGCCGTACCCCGAAAAATAACCCACTTTGCAACCCACTTTTAATGTTCGAGCCGTTCCGGCGGTGCATCGCGCATTCCGTGCCGTGCCCGAAAAGTGGCTTGAATGCTGCATTTTCTGACACGGCAGGAATGGACAGGCCGAAAGAATAGTTGTTCGAATCCACCCGCGCCCACCAAGAAATGGCACCTAGAAACGTAAGTTTCTGGGTGCTTTTCTTTTGTGCAAACCCACTTCGCAACCCACTTTTTGGGCTAAGGCGATTTACACCCCTCTCACCATCCCATTATACAGCAGCTCCAGAAACTGCACGGCACTGGGGCAGCCGGTCAGCGGGTAGCCTGCCAGACGCTGCACCTGCGCGGGGTTGGTGGCCCATGCGGTCTGTGCGGCACGACGAATCATGCTCTGAATGGCGGTCCAGTCGCAGTAATGACGGTCTGCAAGGGGCTCGTAGATCTCCTTCTGGACGGCTTCCAGTCGGTCCTCCTGCTCGCAGATCAGCCGGAGCGCCTCGCTCAGAGTGTGGTAAGCCCGCATATTGCGGGTGATGCCCAGCGGGCGCAGCACCCCGTCCACCTGTGCGGCAAAGTCGGTCATATCATAAGTGGTCATTTTTTACACTTCCTTCCGGTACAACTCTAGCTGGAAAATGCCGGAAATGTGCTGAAAGTGTTGCAATATGTCGCAACATGTCGGAATGCGCTGCAAACAAAAACAGCCCCGTGGAACCGGAATCACCGGAACCACGGGGCTGTTGTCATGCTATGCGGCCTTTCGGCCTGCCGCCGGAGCGGCTAAGTAGTGTAGCGGCCTTACTTGTTGACCTGGCTCTTCTTGTCCTCCAGATACTTGTCCGCCTGGATCGCGGCAGCGGTGAACGAGTTGTTGCTCCACCAGCTGATCAGCGCGGCCACGGTGGTGATGCCAGCGGTGACCAGCTGCTCTACGGTGGCGCTCTCGATGGGCAGCACGGGCTTGCCGCAGGCGCTGAGGATCTGGTTGGTCAGGGCCAGCAGCAGGACAGCAGTGCGGGTGATGGTACCGGCGGAGATGGTGGGTGCGTTGTAGGTCTTTGCTTTCATAGTCAGTTCCTTTCTCTCTCGTGTTCGTTGGCTTCTAAATCTGCGATGCGGTGGTTTGCCACCTTCATCTGCTCTTCCAGAATGGGCACGCGGCGGGCGAAATTGTTGTGCTCGCGCACCTCGCGGGTCAGCTCTTCCAGCTTGGTGTCGGTCACGGCCTGACTGCGGCTGTTGGCGATCAGCACCCCGATCAGGGTCACGGCACCGCTCAGCAGGGCGGCGATGATTGCGTCGTCCGTTGGTTACACCTCCTCATCTATGTCATCGCTCCATGCCTGCTGGATGCGCTGTCCATTGTGGCACACTGCGTCCAGCACAGCGTCGGCCTGCATGTTGGCCGCCAGAAGGGCCTTGTCCATCGTGTCCAAGCGGAAGTAGCCTGTGAATACCTCGCCATTCGGTAAGGGTGCTGCAACCGCAATGCGGTCGATCTTGTGTTCTTCGAGTGTAGTTAAAACGCCAGAAAGCCAGGATGCATACGGTGCATCCGACATCAGAACACTTGCCATCGGTCTCACCCCCCTTACTGCGTCCAGCGGCTTTTCGCTGCGCGTACATCGACATGCACAAAGTTATCGCTATAATACCGACCGATACCGCCCCGGTCAGGCAGCAGCGTTTCGGCGTAGGCGGCCAGCGTGTCCACCGGCACGCCTGCAATCCAGATGTCCGCAGCCTTTCCATAAAGGTGCTGGCTATACTTGGATGCTTTCTTCTGCTTCGCGTTGTGGCTTGCCGTGCGGAACGCGGAGTTGATGTTCACCGCTTTGCCAAAATGGCTGCGGATCTTCTGCAGCAGTTCCACCAGTTCGGAGTCAATAAAGATAGGATCAGACCCATCTTTGCACCTGAACTCCCTCACCGCAAAATTTGCAGACAGCTTTTTGCTGCCGTCTTTTGCAAGGGAATATACTTTGATCGCCATGCTCTCACGTCCTTTCTTTCTTGGCGTTACTCTTCCTGTGTCACATCGTCCGGTGCATCAATCGCGCTGTCCTCCGCGTCCAGCGCGTCATAGTCCGCCTGCGCGGACTGCGTCTCGGTCAGCAGCTCTGCCAAGGTGGGGTAGTGGTAGCCGGTGAATACAACCGATACAGTATTCAGCGTATTGGTAAGGGTACATTCAAGCCTTTTTTTGTCGGCCGAAAATAATACTGTGACCGTGAGACTTCCCGCGCCAAAACTGCCAGTTTCATATGTCATACCAGGGGTAAGATTAAAATCAGCTTCGTTTATGCGGAGGTTAACGTAATCTACACCGTCCTGAACGTTAATTGTCTGAGTTTTTTTCCTCCCAATCGTTGTTTTTCCGCTCCACACCAGCCTGGGCTCCGACTTGACCGCCACACTGGCCGCGATGGTGTCATACAGCGTCTTGCCGCTGAGGGTGCCGTCCGCAGCGATGTCCAGGTAGTCGCCCACCTTCACGCCGCCCAGCTTGGCCGCCGTGGCGGCAGGCAGGGTGTAGGGCGTGCCGAATTTCTCGTCCGCCTCGGCCTTGGTGTAGAAGCTGCCGCTCTCCACCGCTGCGATTGCGGCATCCAGAGCGGCGAGTTTGGTGTGCAGTTCAGTGGACAGCTGAGTCATAATGGCCAGCGCCTGTGCCTGCAGCTGGGCCGTGGGGATGCCGGTGACGCTGTCCCGCATGACGCCGCACACGTCCTCGTCCGCGCGGGTGTCGGTGATGTCGGCGGCGGTGACCACAGTGCTGCCCGCCGGGCGGCGGATGTCGGCCAGACACAGGTCGTACACCAACGCGGTGCGGGTGATCTCCGGTGCCGTGGGGCTGGCGCTGTCCGGGGTGCCGGTCAGCACGGTCAGGCTGGTCTTTTTGGCGGCTGCGTCGTACCGCAGCACCAGCCGGTCGATGCGGGTGCGCACGGCGTCGGCGGCTGTCAGGGTGACCGTCTCCGGCTGCTCCAGGATGATGCTGCGGCCCCGGAAGCGGGCCGGACGCACCCATGCCTGCCCGGCGCTGACGGTCACGGTCAGGCCGCCGTTTGCGGTCACGGCAAAGTCCTCGTCTGCGCTGTATACGCCACTCAGGCGGGTGCTGAGGTACCCGGAAGCGTCGTCGGCGTCGTAGGTGATGCCGTTTTCCGGGTAGGTGATGATATCGGCCATAAGCCCTCCTTTACGTCTTGTGCCAGCTCGGCGTGCCCAGCCGGATGGTCCGGGTGGTGCCGCTGGACTGGCTCTCGGTGATGATGTCGGCCACCCGCACCATGGCGGTGTAGCCCAGCTGGGGCAGGCTGACGCGCAGCACGTCGCCCACGGCCAGCGTGTCATCGTCCACGTCAAACTCGATGCTGCCGGTGCGCAGCTGGGCCAGCAGTTTCTGGCCGCCCCGGTCTGCCAATTTGTCGAGGTAAGACTGGCTGGCGGTGGTCTCGCCCTTTCCCTCGTCGGGCTGGATGTCGCGGGCGTCGATGTAGATCTCCCGCCGGTCTGATCCGGTGCTGTCTACATCGCCCACCCAGCAGGTGGCCCGCTGGTCGCCCTCACCGGCCCCTTGCACAAGGGCTACGTTGGCGTAGTCGGTATCGGCAAAGGACCATCCGGCGTTGAGCAGATTGCCCCACTTGGGGCTGTACCGGTTGTTGGGGTCGAAGGTGGGCCGGAAGCACTCAAACAGCAGCTTTTTGTCGCTGCCGGTGCCGTCCAGAATCACCCGGAAACCGAGGTCGCACGCCTGCCCGATGGTCTGGCAGTAGTCGAACACGCTGCCGCCGGAGGTCTGCTTGTCGAACACGGTGTCGAAGCCGTACTCGGTGCCCAGCTCCAGGCGTGGCCACGGGTCTGCCGCCGCCACAAGGCTGCGCATGGCCTGCTCGGCGTTCTGCCCCTTGATGACCGTGGCGCTGGCCCGCTTGGTCAGCAGCCAGGTGGCCGGGTAGCCGCTCACCACGAGGTTTGCGTCCTCGTTCTGGTTGGCCCTGCCGCAGATCCGCATCGGGATGCGGGGCGTTTCGTCGCTGCGCACCAGCCACCGGCCCTCGGTCAGCAGCTGTAGGTTCTCGGTGGTCGGCCTTACCTCAAGAGTAAAGCCGCCCTCGGAGTAATAGGGGCTGTCCCAGTAGAGGGACACCCACACGTCCACCCAGCCCACACGGACAAGGGTGTCCGCCTCTAAAACGTCCAGTCTCATAGCGGTTCGGGCAGGATGCCCGCCTCCATCGGGTAAAAGCTCACAGATGCCTGTAAATAGGCCGCGCCGCTGTCGGCCTGCATGGACAAAATGTTGTCGCCGGGCTGCAGCTCGGTCAGGGTGCTGTCCTCGTCCAGCGCGGCAAAGCAATTTGTGGCCTTGCCCTCCCGGGTCAGGGTGCAGGCCAGCCGGTCGGTGGTGCTGCGGTAGATCTCCAGCCGGTCGCCGTCCTCCAGCGTCAGGTCAAAGCCGATGCTGTCCCCGGTGCGCAGGTCCACCACGCGCGGGTGCGCCACCTGCATGGAGCAGGTCAGCGTGGCGGTAAAGGGCACCGGCAGGCTGCCGGGGTTGCGCAGCACTGCCGCCTCGCCGTCCTGCCGGATGCCGTAGGTGTGGGAATCATAGCAGACCGGGAAGGTAAACGCGGGTTTGTAGCCGCCCAGCACGCGGGCTGTAGCGGTCAGGCCGTACCAGTAGGGCTTGGGGCTGTACAGCATCAGCTCACAGCGCGGCTCAGTGTAGCTGGAAAAGTAGGGCGTTTTCTGCACCACGAAGCGGGTGAAGTACGCATCCCCGAAGTACATCGTGCCGGTGGTGTAATAGGGCAACTTGCGGGCGAAATTGCGGGCAGTGTCGAGGGCGCGGCCGCCCCAGAACACAACGCTCATGGTGCGGGACACGCCCGCCACGCTCTGCCGCTCCACGGTGGTGCCGGTCTGGTTGATGCCCTGTGCGGTCTGGATGTCCACATCCACGCCGTTCAGCGGGTCGAGGTTGTAGGGCACGTTGTAATCCCAGCCCAGATGCAGGACGGCACCAGCGTCTGTGACCAGCTTTAAGTGATCCTTAAAAAGCATTGGTGTCCTCCTTTCATCGGCGCTGGGCCTTGGCGCGGTCGGCTTCCCAGCGGGCTTCCCGCTGCAGGTCGGCGGCGGTCTGAGCCTTCGAGTAGATGTTCTGGGTGATGTTGGTGTCGCCCTCGCGGTTGTAGCTGTTGGCGGCTGCGGCCACACGGGCCGTGCCGGACGCCGCCACGGTGTTGCCCAACCGCATGTTGTCCGACAGCACCAGACTGCCCGCCTGCCGGATCATGTCGGCAAGGGCGGCGTTGGTCTGCGTCAACGCTTTGGTGTTGGCGGTGATGGCGTCCTCCAGGCTGCCGGTGCCGGTGGAGATGTCGATGTCTCCGCTGATGCCGCCGGAACCGGACCCGCCGGAGGTGCTGCCACCGCCGGGTCTGGGCGTGCTCTTTCTGGAGGCACCGAGGCTTGCGCAGATGGCCGCGATGGCCACGCCCAGCGCCACGGCAGCGCCCGCCACGATCACGCCCATGGGGATGCCGAACACCGTTGCATTCAGGGCAGATGCAATGGCGGTCATCATGCCCTCAAAGGCCGCACCGATGGTGCCCACCATGGAGCCCACGCCCGCGTAGATGGCCGGGAAGCTGGACAGCAGACCGCCGGACAGGCCCTGGCTGATGGCCAGTGCGGCGCTGCTCAAGGGCGCTTTCAGCCCCTGGAAGATGCCGGTGAGCTGGGTGCCGAGGGTCTTGGCCTGCGTCCAGACCTCGCCAAAGCCGGAGGTCAGGCCCTCGCAGATCTGGGCGCCGATGTCGATGCCCTTCTGCACGAGGGCTGTCTGAGCGTTGCCCAGCGCCTCGTTGAGCTTGTCCACCAGACCGAGGGCAAAGTCATGGACCTTCTTTTTCTGGTCGGCGGTCAGGCCGCCGTAGATGGCATTTGCCGCCCACAGGCCGATGGACTTCCAGTCCTTGTTCTTGACGGCGGTATAGAGGTTGTCGAAGGTGCCCAGCAGGCCGGTGTCGGCGTGGGTCTGCAGCTCCTTCCACAGGTCGTCGAAGCTCTTGATGGACGCCTCTTTGATGTTCTCGGCCACCTCTTCGGTGCCGTCGGCGGCAACGGTCTTGACCCGCTCCACGGTCACGAGGGCACCGTCCACCACGTCGTCGTAGGTCTCCGTGATGACCTTTTTCTGGGTCTCGGTGCCGTCAGTCAGGGTCTCGGTCACCGTCTTGGTGCTGGTCTTGACACCGTCCACGATGCCGGAGGTGGTAGCGGTGATGGTCTTGGCCACCTCCCGCACCGTCTCCATGGTCTGCTTGACGGTCTTTTTGCCCTTCTCGTCCACCTCGGTGATGGTCTTGATGTCCTTCAGGACGCCCTCCACCATCTGGCGGGACGTCTCGGTGATGACCTGTTTTTGCTGCTTTTTGCCGGTGGATAAGGTCTCGTTAACCGTCTCCACGGTGCGGGTCACGCCGTTTTTGACGGTGGTCGTGGTGTCCGAAATGGACTTGACCACCTCGGCAGCAGCTTCCTTCGTGGCCTTGCTGGCTTTCTTGGCTCCGCTGGCGATGGCCGGGTAAGGATTCGCAGCTGTCTGGCTCCCGGCGCGGCTGCTGCCGTTGCCGGAGCTGCTTGTGCCCTTCGGCACCCATCCGTTGTCATCGTCCCATTCGAGGTCTTTGTGGGAGTTGTTCCACTGCTTTGCGCTCTTGCGCTGATTATAGTTGTTGATGGCGTTGTTGTAGGCGGTGTTATAAGCATCCGCCGCAGCACCGATGCCGTTCTTCAGGTTGGCCAGTGCGGCCGCTGCTCCTTCAATTTTTGCAACCAGATCATTGATCCAGTCCACCACCGTGCCGATGGCGCTTTGGGCAATGTTCTTGACCGCTGAAAATGCCGAGTTGACTGCATTGCGGAAGGTCTCACTGGTCTTGTAGGCCGTCACAAGGCCGGTTGCCAGAGCTGCCAGTGCGGACACAAGCAGAGCCACCGGGTTCGCGGAGATCACCGCATTCAGGGCGGCCTGTGCCAATGCCAGACCGGTTGCACCCGCCTCAGCGGCGGCGTTGGCTGCGGTCATGGCCGTGGTGGCAACGGTGTGTGCGATCTCGGCCGCAGTAGCAAGCGCTACATACCCCTTGTAAGCAAGGAACGCCGCGCCCGCCGCCGCGACCACCGACGTAGCAATGCCGATGGTGTCCTTGAGATGGGCCATCTTCTCGTCGCTGTCGAGGAAGGACGTTACCACCTCGTTGAGCTTCACCACAAGGTCACCCAGCGCCGCAAACAGCCCGCTGGTCAGCTCGCCGGTCAGGGCGGCCACGTTATCCTTCAGGGTGGACATGCGGCCGCTGAAGGTCTGGCTGGCTTCCAGCATGCCGTTGTAAAACTGCCCGCCCTCACTGGTGGCGGCCTTCACTGCATACTGCAGCTCTTCAAAGCTGACCCTGCCGTCCGAGATGCGCTTGTACAGGTCGGACATGCTCTCGCCGGTGGCGGCACAGATCTGGTTCAGCGGGTTAAAGCCCGCGTCGATCATCATGTTAACGTTTTCCAGCGTGACCTTCTGGGCACTGGACATTTTGCCGTAGGCACGCACCAGCGTCTGCAGCTTGTCCGCATTGCCAAGGGAGATATCGCCCAGCTGCTGCAGCACGTCGGTGGTGTCATCCGCTGCAATGCCGAACTGCAGCAGGGTCTGGGTGCCCTCGGTCAGGTCGGACAGGGCAAAGGGCGTGGAAGCCGCCATCTTGCGCAGCTCTGCCAGCTTGGCAGCGGCCAGCTCCTCGTTGCCCAGCATGACCTTGAAGTTGGTCAGGTAGCTTTCCATGCTGGCGTTGTAGTCCACGCCGCTCTGGACCACCTTGCCCAGTTCGGATGCGGCCTTTTTTGCAAAGTCCGCGATCATGTTTCCGGCGGCAACGGTCCATTTGCTGGTGCTCTTTTCCGCCGGGTCGCTGTTGAGCCTTACCTCACCGGTGATGCTGAAATCTGCCATGTGTCCACCTCTCATTCAGAGCGCGGGCACAAGGGCACAGGCTTTACAGTTTGATCTCTACCTCCCGCTTGCAGGAGGGATTTTTGCATTTGACCCACACGCCGGATGCCGTGGCCGTGCGCACCGCCCACACGGGCAGGGGCCTGCCGCAGCAGGGGCAGGGCACCGGCACCCGCTCAGCGCCGGAAGCGGGCCAGGAATGCCGCGTCGTGTTCGGCAACGGTCTGGGCAACAGCGGCACCCCCTCTCAAAGATGCAGGCAGGGCAAAGCGCTCCTTCAGCGCGGCGTAATGCTCCCGCATGCTGCCCTCGTAATCGTTGAGGTCGGCGCTGCGCCATCCCATGATCTTGGCCATGAGGGTATCTTCCGGCAGGGCGGCAACCAGCGCCCGGAACCGGAACCAGTGCAGGTGCGCCGTGGTCAGGTCGATGCCGTAGGCCTGCTGGAACGCTGCCACGATGTAGGGCGCGTCACACCGGTAGTCGAATGCCGGGCCGGTGTCGGGCCTGCTGGCAGGCTTTGCCGCTGGTTCTGCGGCCTGTTCTCCGGCGCAGTAAAACTCGATGAGCCAGCTGTATTTTTCCTGTAGGTCGGAGGGCGAAAAACGCTCGGTGTAGAACTGCCCACACAGCTGCAGGGCAAAGGCCACCGGGTCAGCCTCGACCTCTCCGTGGCTGTAGGCAGCGGACAGCCGCACCATGTGCCGGAAGTCCGGGTCAATGCGCCTGCCGTGCCATACGGTGGGCAGGGCGTCCGTCAGCAGGTCAGTCATCCAGCGCCGCCAGCTCTGCCAGCAGGGCCTTGCGGCGGGCGGCCTTGTCCACCCGCTCCACCATCCGGGCGGCGGGCGGCTGTGCCGGGAAGCTCACAGGCTGCTGGCTGACGATACGCCCCGCCGTCTGGGTGCGCTGCTGCGCTTTTGCCGCTGCCCGGCGCTGCTCCCGGTTCATGGGCTGGGGCTTGGGGATGCGGCTGGTATAGCGCTGCTTTTCGGCCATGCAGGCCTCGTTGATGGCGTCCAGCACGTCATAGATGGGCGCTGCATCGTTTTCATCCAGACCCAGCCGGGCAGAGGCGCCTGCGCCAAGGATCTCGTCAATGCAGGCCATCACGAGACGCGCCTGTGCACGCATATGGTCGCCCAGACGCACGCCGCCGCGGTTGAAGCGTTCCTCTTCGGCCCGGCCCGCCTGCTGCATCCGCTCGTTGGCATCCTCGAAGCGGTCCATGTCGTTGGCGTTCAGCACGGAAAAGTTGAATTCCTGTCCACAAATAACCATTTTCTGGCTCCTTTCGTTGGGCCGCGCTCCGGTGCTGCCCCGGAGAGAACTGTTTCACGGCATAAAAAATCCCCGTTCCGGGCGGAGCGGGGAAAGAGAAAACGTCAGGCCTTGACGGCGTTGCCGCCTGCCGCGCTCTGGGTCGCAGTCAGGTAGTCAAACGTGCCCGGCACGCCAATGCTCTTGACGTCGCAGGCAAAGGTGGCCGGGGAACCGGCGGCACCGCCCACGTCGCTGGTGACGACCAGCGTACAGCTGCCCTTCTCGCCCTTGCCGGTGCGCAGGCTGAAGTAGATGTACGGCACAATGACATCGCTGCCGGTGCCGAACACGATCTTGCGGGACAGCAGGAAATCCTGGAACGCGTCACCCACACAGCGGTTGCCGTTCACCGACAGGGTGCGCTGCACAGCGCTCTTGGTGTCGGTGGGGCCGGTGCGGATGAAGGTGTCGGAGTTGGTGGAGGCATTCAGCGCACCGCTGTGCTCCTTGACGTGGTCGGCGCAGACGATCCAGGCGGATTCCTTGGTCTGCTTGGCGCTCTCGGTCTGGACGGCAAACACGAAATCGTCCGCCGTCTCGATGCCAGTATAGGACGCACTGGGCGTGATGCCGGACTTGGTAATGGCTTCTGCTACGGTCATAGCAAAACTCCTTTCATTTGGGCTGGTAGTAGGTCAGGCGCAGCTGCATCTGCATCCGGCAGCTGCCCGCGCTGCTGGTGACGATGTAGCCGGTGGAGGTGACGGACACGCCGAGGGGCTGGCGGGGCGCTTCCAGCGCGGGGAGGTGGCGGCAGTCGTTCTGGGCCATCACCCAGTCGGTGAGCTGCTCAAAAAAGCCGCTGTTCTGCACGGTGAGCACGTCCGCCTCGCCGTACTCCCGCCGGGACAAAAACAGGTAATTCTTTGCCATGTCCCGCCCGGAAAAATACTCGGTGATCACCGGGTCGCCGGGGCTGTCCTCGATGGAAAAGGCGGTGGCGTCCTCATCCAGCCCCGCAATGCGGAACGCGGCCCCGGCGGCCTCCTGCTCTTCGGCGATGAGCGGGCAGCTCTTGAGCCACGCCCGCAGGGCGGCAATGGTTGGCTTCTCGCTCATAAGTGTCCCATCCCTCCCCAGAAGGTCGTGACGGTACGCGCACCGTAAAGGGCGAGGTGCTCTCCGACGTCTGCCAGTGCTCGCTGGCCCCAGTAGGAGCCGCGCAGACCGGTCTCTCCGTGCAGGCAAGTGCCTTGCTCATGCAGGTAATACTGCTTGCGTGCATAGGGTGTGTCATACACCAGCAGGCCCTCGTCGTACTTGCTGGCGAGGTTCACGCTGTTCTTCAGGGTGCCGGTGTCAAAGGGCACATAGCTGTCGATCAGCTTGGCCGCCTCCTGTGCAAGGGCGTACTGTGCCTTTTGCAGGGCGGCGGTTTTCTCCGCACCGAAGTCCGGCCGCCACGACAGCTGCATCTGGATGCCGTCTGTCTGATACCGGAACCCATCCGGCGGGTCAAACTTCGGTTTTGCCGACGGGGCAACGGGCCCGAACGGGATCATTTCGCTCATGGTCTCAGCTCCCTTCCACATGCCAGTGCGGCAGCAGCGGTTCCCGGTTGTCCGAGATTGCCGACACGGTGCAGCACAGGTGCGTTTTTTCGAGGTGCGCGTATTCTTCGGCGGTCAGGGTGGGCACAGCGCCCTGCACCAGCTTCCAGCCGCGTTTCAGCGTCCAGTGCCTGCGCTTTTCGGCGACAGTCAGCGCCGCCCACTGGACATAGGGCAGATAGCCCTGCGTGCAAAGCCCCGCCGGGATGCGCACATGGGTGGTACGCTCCGGGTCCTTGGCGGTGCCGGAGCCGGAAGAACCGCGCCGCTCCCGCCAGCTGCAGGCCGGAAACACCCAGCACACCGGCGTGTCGGTCTCGGTTGCTGTGTCGCGGATGAGGTTGACCACGGTGACAGTGCCCTGCATCAGAAACACCCCCTGTACAGCAGGCCGTGGGGGTCTGCGCCGAGAGCGTTTTCCAGGACGTGCCACGCATCAAAACGCACTGCTGCGGACAGGCTGCTGTTTTCTGAAAAGCTCACGCTCCAGCCGTCGTTGGAGACGCTTGCCGCGCCCGGAGCCGCACCCACGGCGGCCTGTGCGGCGAACAGATCCACGATCTGAGCGCAGGCATCTGCCAGCATCTGGCGGCAATCCTCACACTCGGCGGCGTGGGCTTCTGCCCGGCCAAAGGTGGCGCTGTCGATCAGGCGGGACGCCCGGCTGCACAGCACCCCGAAGGCCGCTTCCGGCACCGTACCGCCCGCCGCCTGGTATTCGTCATAGGTGCAGTAGAGCATGGGGCCTCCTTATGCTGCCTTCTTCTTGACCAGAATGGTCTGGCCCTTGGTGACCTTGTAGGCGTAGACCTTACGGCCCTGCACGGCAGATGCGCCGATGAAGTCGCCGGAGCCGGAGAGATCCTGCAGGTGGACGGGAACGGCCCACTCGTCGATGACGGCGAACCAGTTGGGATGACCAGCCACATACTCGACGTTCTCGCCCAGGGTGGAATCCTCGAACACGGTGTAGCCTGCGATCTTGCCTACAGCGCCGGTCTGAACGACTGCGTCACCCAGGTCGGAAGCCTTGATGAACTCGGGGCTCTTCAGAAGCAGGCCGTAGGTGTCCGGGGAGACCAGTAGCCAGCGGCCTGCAGTGGGCACGCCGATGGAGGACTGCTGGGTGCGAGCATCCACGATGTTGGCGTAGATGGTCTTTTCGGTCAGGGCGGTGGTATTGCCGAAGGCAGTGCCTGCGGTGGTCAGCTCCACGGAGCCGTCAGAATCCATCTGCAGGCCCAGAGAGTAACCGGCGCTGTCCAGGCGGTCGGCAACCAGATCACCGGGAACGCTCTCTGCATCGAAACCATCGATGATCTCGTTCACTGCCTTGTCGTGGTCGATGTTGACGGTGAGGTAGGTGGTGTCGCCGCTGGTCTGCTTTGCGCCCTTGACCTTGTCGTAGTCGTTCACAACCACCTCAGTGTCACGGACAGGGACCTTGACGGAACCGGCCTTGGGGCTGCCCTCGTAGCGGTTGTTGCAGATCACGCCGACTTTCTTCACCAGCGTCTTGCGCAGCTTGAGGTC